TCAGAAGATTCTCCTCATGGGTGTGATAGTTATGTATCATGGAGTATAAAAAATAAACTTACGTTTGAGGAATTAAAAACTCTTTTAGAAGAAGATGGTTATAAAGACAATATGGACAATGGCGCTATATGGAAAATTACTGGAGGAGAACCGTTAGTCCAACAATCAAGATTACTTAAGTTTGTATCATATGTAGATATAGAATGGGGGTATGTACCTAGAATAGACTTTGAAACTAATGCTACTATTCAACCTAATGAAGAATGGTTAAGGCATGGCGCTACATTTACTACTTCTCCTAAGCTTAGCAATAACGGAGATCCTGTAGAGCGGAGATATAAACCTGAGGTACTTAAATGGCATGTTCGTAATGGATCTGGTTTTAAGTTTGTTATTAGTAAAAAAGAAGATTTAGATGAGGTATTAGAAAAGTATGTTAATGAATTTGATATACCTAGAGATAGAGTATGGTTAATGCCTTGCGCTGGTAGTAGAGCAGAGCATATTGCAATTGCTGAAGAAATTGCAGAATTTGCAAAGCAACAATATTTTAAATTTAGCCCCCGTCTACATTTACTTGTATGGGACATGGCGTTAAAGGTATGAGAATAGTTGCTACGAATGGTTGTTTTGATATTATACATGCTGGTCATGTTCAATATTTAAATGAAGCTAGATCATTAGGAGATAAACTTATCGTTGGTTTAAATTCTGATAAGAGTGTTAGACAACTTAAAGGAGATAATAGACCGTACAATACTCAACAAAATCGTGCTGAGGTTCTTATGGCGTTAGAGAGTGTTGATCAAGTTATTATATTTGATAGTATTGATTGTCGTGCTTTCTTAAAAAACGTACGACCTGATATATATGTAAAAGGTGGAGATTATACTATAGACACTCTACCTGAATGTGAGAGAGAGACTATTCTTAGTTGTTGCAAAGAAGTAAAAATTCTTAAAAAATACAATAGTCTTTCCACATCTCAAATTATTGAAAAATTACGATTAACAGATAAATAGAAGTATGAGGATTGCAATCAGCGGTACATCTTGTCAAGGTAAGTCGACTTTAGTTAAAGATTTCTTAGAGCAATGGCCAAGCTATACTACTCCAGAAAAGACTTATAGAGATATTATCGCTGAAAATAATTTAGAACACTCTTCTAAAACAAATAAAGAAACTCAGCGTAAAATCCTAGATTTTCAGATTGAAGAACAACAGAAATACCGCAACGGGGATAATGTTCTTTTTGATCGTTGTCCATTGGATAATTTAGTTTATAGTATGTGGGCATGTGAACAAGAAGGTAATGACATCGATGAAGAGTTTGTTAGTTCGTGTTTACCTTTAGTTCGAGAGAGTTTTAGAAACTTAGATATTATCTTTTTTGTGCCTATAACTAAAGCGGCTCCTATTGATATAGTCGAAGACGGGGTAAGAGATACTGATCAAAAAATAATTGAAGAAATCGACTATATTTTTAAAGCTGTACATAGAGATCACGAACATAACCCTAAAACAAATATCTTTGTAGTAGATGATAAACCAGCTATTATAGAAGTGTTTGGTGGTCGCAGAGAGAGAATAGAGATAATTAAATTATATATTGATGCAGAAGGAGATGCCCTTCAGCCTGGTAACCTTATAGATGAAGATACACTACAAGATATGGAAAAAATGAACGATCTATGGGATAAAGTT